GTCCTTACCTTCGTCTGCCACTTGGTTTTCTTCTGCCAGACTTAGATCCTTTGTTCTTCTTCTTTTTCTTGTCCATTGTGATCCTCCTTAATCCTGTGCTTGGTTGGGAATTTCTCTGGCCTGCCCTCGTTCCTTGATGGTGCATAGAGGTCCAGTAATTCAACTCCCCTGGCGTGAGCCACCCTCTTCAACAACACACAGGCCTTCCTGGCTCGTGCGGCGTTGGTCTTGCTGGGGTGTTTCATCAATTTGTCGTAGTGTGTGAAGTAGTCAAGGCACAACTGTTTCATCTGCCTGTGCCTGGCCGTCTCTTCAGGTAATCTGTAGAGTTTCCTAATCATTGGTTGGTTTGAACTGTATCGAGTGCCATGGTGCCGTCAGTCCGTGGCTGTTCTTGTAGATGTCTCCGGTCTGCACCGATTTCGCGGCCATGAATTCCCTGGTGCCATTGCCGTGGCGTTTCTTCTGCACCACCCGACAAGGTCGCCATTCCTGTCCCTTGGCATAGAACTTGGCGTGATGGGTCTTCTGTCCCTTTGATGTCTTTACACCTGCCACTCGAGTCTACCTCCATTAATTGAATATCTTCCTTATAATGCGTTCTATCCATTCGGCCACTCTGTCACAGCCATCAAAGAATTTCTCTAACCATCTGTCCATCATCGCCAACTCCTTATGGCCCAATAGGCCGGACTCAATGACTTCTGTCCTCGAACCTTGGCCAGTATCGCACCGAACCTGGCGAGGAATGATTTCTTTCTTGCTGGTATGTTTTTCTTGATCCGCATGTTGGGATCACCATATCTCACGATGTTGACCGTGCCTGTGGATTTGTTCCTGACATACACCGCGAATTTCTTTGACCGTCCGGGTGTCCTGAATGGTTTATTGAGTGTTACCGTCCTGCCCTGGTATTGTGCCATTTGAGCCTCCAAAATATCTTCCTATCTCAGGATGTAGTTCTAGTATCTCTTCATTTGATAGGCCCTGCTCGATCATCTCCCTCATATGGGTGACCATGTCCGCTGGGTTGGTCATCGGATCGTGCGTGCCATCGTCTGCCAATTGATTCTGCATCTGTTCTAACTCGTCTTCGTCTTTGGCCAGTATTTCAATTGTCTTCTGATCAATAATGGATTTAACATTTGGAGTGGCTGTGGCTGAGTCCCTCTGGGCACTCGCCGCCTTGTTGATTATGTCCATGTCCAGGTTCTTGTCCCTGATGTGGAAAGCCATAGGATACTTGATCTCTCCATCCCATGCTTGTCCTTGCCATAGACCAAAAAGTCTGAATATCTGTTCTTCTGCCAGTTCCAAGTTCTTGGCCTTCTCACACAGTTTGGCGTCAAGCATCAGGAATTCTGATTGCATCGCGATTCCGGACATCTGGCGAGACTCGATGGCCCTAATGGACCCTAAGTGAGCCATTCTGTCGATCGACTTCACGGTCTCCTCCATTGTGGCCAGTATTGCTTCAAGATTACCACCATTCGGTTGTAGTAGATATGGTTTGAGTGCTGGGTCCAACTCCTCCGGCATGTCTATGATGGCACCCGCTCCCGCCTGTGCTGAAACTGATCTGGTCTTGACCAGACTTGGATGATTGGTCAGTGATATAAGTTGTTCTGCTTCTGAATAACAGTTGCCTAAAAATCTCTGTGCCTGTGCTATTGAATCTATGTCTGAAACACCGATGCCCTTGATTGGTCCCCTGTTGGCGTAGGCCCACACCGCTGGCACCTTGCCCAGTAGGTTTGGTCTCGACTCAACGATCTTCATTGGTTCCTTGGCGTCACTGCCGTTGTATGCGTATAATTCTATGGCGTCTGGTGTCCACTTCCTGATGTAGAACTCGCCCGCCCTCTGGTAAGGTCTCTCGTCCTGTTCCAGCAACATCAGTTCAACCAGTTGGTAGTGTCCGTTGGGTTGTCTCACGAATCTCCAGTTCAGGATGTTCTCTGGTGTGTAGATTGTGGCGTAAGGTCTGATGCCCTGTGCCAGTTCATCAGCACGTGTGCCAACAACGGTCTCTGGTCGATCGATTAAAACACAGACGTGTCCGTAGATTGAACTCTGTATGTTGACCTCCCGCATGAATGAATCCCAACTCCTGCCATCCATGTCGCAGTCCTTCATGAACTGGTCCAGCTCTGGTGAGTTGTCTAGGTTTCCAAAATCCCGTTTAGGCTCTTGCCTGTATAGGAATGAATTATATGTGTGTATTATGGATCGGCAGTGATTGTCCTCTGCCGCCTGTGATAATCTTGTAAGGTAGTCGCCCTCGTTCTCGTATTGGTATCTCTTGAGATACATGCCACGTTTGTATTCAGCACCTCCCAGGTAACTCCTCTTCAGGAACTTCCAGTGGTTGATGTATGTGTCGTAGTCCTGGTGGACTGGTAGTGAAATCGTCTGTCCTGATGCGTCTGTGAATGATGTGCCGGTCAAACCGTAAATGTCTTGTGCCATTATCTAATTGCTCCTACTTTGACTCCAAACCTCTCAGGTGCCTGTTGCTCGTATGCTGTTCGGATTGGGTATAAGAATGAAATAAGATATCCAAGTGCGTCATTCATATGATCAAATCCCTGTGTCTTGTCTGGCAGAACAGTCCCCTCTTTATATGTGTGTTTGCTAATGCTATTTAACAGATTCTTACACTTGGGATGGATGAATACCTGTCGCTCGCCCGATGCCGAACACAACTTGGCGTTGACGGAATTGATCCTGTCCCTGACCGCCATGTGCCTTGGTGGAACCTTGCAGATGAATCCCGAATTCATTAATATGCTCAAATCGGTTTTACCACCGGCTGATGTCTTCCTTTGCCTTGATGCTGGATCTGGATACACAAATATCTTCTTGCCTGGATATCTACGATGTATCTCCTGACACATCTCTTCCGTGTTTGAACTCCAAATCTGTATCTCGTCCATTATGAAGACTTTGCCATCCTTTATATAACTGACCACCGCGGCCATTGGGTCAAGGTTGAAGTCCATTCCTATGTGTATGATGTTGTTGTCAAGTGGTTCATCAAAATGATGCACGTTCTCTTTCATAGAGAATCCCCAGTGTATGATTCCGGAATAGGTCTCCCAGGTTGCCTCATATTCCTGTCTGAATGTCTTGGCATCAAGATCCCTCTTGGCCTGTTCAATCTCACCTGCATCTACGAAACCACCGTCAATGGTGGTGAATTGATAACTGCTCCAGTCTTTCTCTGTGGGGTCCTGTCCCCTCATATACAGATCGTGGAACCAGTTCATGCCCTTGGGTGTGCCACAGAACACGGCTGATCCTTTGGTGTCTGATAATGTGGGTCTCAATACTTCCGTCCAGGCCGTCTCTTCTATGTCGGCACACTCATCAAGCACGATGAAGTCAATACCAACACCCCTCAACGAGTCCTTGTTGTCAGCACCCCTGAGACAGATACGAGATCCGTTCTTGAGTTCTATGGTGAGTTCCGCCTCGTTGATCTTCTTGATCCAACGTAGGTCTTTGAGAATTTCTTTTAATTTTACCCATGCAATTTGTTTTGCTTGGCGGTATGATGGGCAGGTCAGCCATACAACTTGTTTTGGTAATCTAGCATGATAACACAGTTCCCTGATGGCCAAAGTGGTCTTACCAAATCTCCTGCCAGTGACCAACACACGGAAACGTGCCTTGTCGTCCGCCACTTGCCTCTGCGGTTTTGATAGTTGCATATAATGTAGTTATTGGGTGGCTATTTGTCTTCCCACGGTAGTGGTGCAGTTGACTCTTCGTCTGTTGGTGAATCCTGTTGGCCCAACCAGTTCTTGCCAAGGAACATAAGCATCCTTGCGTCTCCGGCCAATGCCTTCTCGAACTGTGCTCGTCTTAAACTTTTCTTACCTTCGGCCTTGCCCTTCTCAATGAGGTTCTTGAATCTCTTCTGCAGTGTGGTCACTGAAGTGCCAACGCAGTCTGCTATCTCTTCATAGGTGCAGTGCATCGATGCCAGTTTGAATATAAGGTCGTGATCCAGTTTGTATGATTTCTTCTGTGCGTCCATTATAGGTGTTTCTCCCCGATCACTATCCTGAATCTTCTTGCGTCAGTGTCTCCGTTCCCAGTGGTTATGGTCAGGTCCACGTTATACACGTTGCCTGTCGTGCCGCCTGACAGCCTTATTGACACCACGGCACCCGCCGCGGTCACGTCAGTGGCCTCGTTGGTTGGGAATGTCAGTGGTGAACTGTCTCCCGTGATTGATTCTATGCTGACCGATGTGGTGGCTATGTTGTCTCCGGAGTTGAGGTAGTCCGTGAAGTCCACGCCATACTGTATGTTTGCCGATGGGTGCTTGTCGATGTATGCTCCCTGGTTGTCTCTTTTGAATCCTGTCAAGTTGGCCATTAAGTCTCCTGTCTTACCCTTGGTATAGAGGTCCTGTCAGTGAAACCTGGTCTGGATATCTTGTAATTTCTCGTTTCCTGCTTCACTTGGATCGCCCTCGTTTCTGTGATAACTCTATTTACACGAGTTTCAGCCAGAACTTGTATTGTGTTATTTTCCACAGGCACCATTATGGTCCTGATCTCCTGTGCTACCCGTATGGTGTTGAACGGATCTGGCAGTGATATCAGCCTACCAACCGTGATCTTGCTGTAGAGTGCGGTCAGTGAGGTTGATCCCACCGCCACGTTGTAGTTGGCATCCGCCTGCTGTTCAAATGCTGGTGACAAGGTCTGGAACGTCTCGAATACCGTTGTGGCGTTGCCTGACACCGTGACCCTGCCGGTGTATTCCACCACCGTTGAACTGCTGGTGAAGTTGGCGTTGACGGACGTGCTGGCAATGGCCGAGAACTGCTGTGCCTGGTTGCTGACTGACACACCCCTGAATCTTGAAACGGAACCGGTCTGTGCGAACGCGGCCTCCACGGTGGCAGGTGCCGCCGTGATGTAGTTGGCATCCACTGACATGGTGGACACCGATGGTGGTGTTATGACATCACCCCTTAATCTGTTGAACGACAGTGACGAATTCGCGAATGCTGTTATTGATGCTGTGGCATTGACCAGGTATCCACCGGTCGCTTTGGTTATGCTCGATCTGATGAAGAAGTCATCCAGGAAGTCCCACTTGTAGTCCGAGAAATCATCCCAGGTCCTGTCTATGAAGTCTGATTCCGCATAGGTGTTCCAGGTGGCATCCGGCATATGACCGATGTCCGTGACAACCGCACGTAGGAACCGCGGAGTGAAAGCACGGAAGGTCCGCAACACAGCGAAGTCAAAATCTAGTCGGCCTGTGACGTTGACCTGTGTGTCAGTGCTTAATGCTATGGGATCAGTGTCCCTGACCCTCTCATAGGTGACCGACAGCGTGAATTCACTGGAGACGTCAGCGTTGATCTTGAACACCGTTCCCACTGCCGAGACCGTGGATGTGGTGATTAGGT